TTGGAGAGGTAACTATGATATTTGGCAATGGAGCAATGGTGAAAACAAGTGAAGGTAAATTTACTCCTGTTAAATTTGAACATTTGGAGGTGATAAAAAATGAAAAATAGAATTAAATATCTAGACATATCAGAACAAATTGTTACTGATATATTAAAAATAGCCTCTGAAAATGCGATACCCAAGGATGCCAAGATTATAAGAATGGTTCGTAATCCAAATAATTTTAGTTTTAGGTTATTTATTCATAGTAAAAAATTTGATATAGTTCCCGAAGCAGGAAATATTCCTAAGCATGGCACTCCCGTAGTTTCATCTGGTGTGTTAAAATGAAGCAGAAGAGATAAATAAATATGAAACTTTATAAATATAGTGAGTTTGAAAAACTCAATCAAGCTCTCGATAGTTTTAAAAGAAATGGAATCCTAGTAATTAAGGTTGAAATTATACCGATTGCCAAAAATGAAGTGGCATATTTCGTTTTGACTGACCCCAAGCATAAATCAAAGCCTCAAAAAAAGACCCTCAAGTTAAAGCCAAGCAAATCACCTAAAGATATTATAGAAAAAGGGAAACCAAGCCCATCGTCAAGGAAAAAAAAGAAAAAACCTAAGAAGTAATTTTTAGACAATATGGATGAACGCAATTTTATAGAGTGTCTTAAGTGTGGCACTATTCACCATGTAATTAGTGAAAAAAAAGCCAAAACCTTAAAGAAGGTTAAAGATGGCTTTTCTGCACGCAATTTGACCCATTGCTTTAAGTGTGGTTCAAAAAACGATTTCTCTATCATAACCAAAATGCACGTTAATTATTATGGTATTAGTGATAAAATACCACCTGTTCTTTTGGATTATGAGAAACTTAAAAAAGCCACAAAAAAATATTAGTGAATTTCTAAACAAAGCATGCAGCCTTAAAAGGCTCTTAGAATCATCACAGGGATTGGATCTTAAAACAAAAGAAAATATTTATTGGTATTGTGAACAAAAAATATGTCAATATTATAAAAAGTGTTTTAAGAAGAAAAGTGTGTTAAAATAAAAGATAGGTTAAGGTTGTAAAGTCACAAGTTCAAATCTTGTCTTTCCAACTTAATATTAAATAAAAGAAGAGAATATGAGCAAAATACAAAAAGATTTAAAAAAAAAGAAATTAAAATATTTGATTACTGCTGAAACAAAATTTGATGCTGCTCATCGTTTATCTGATTATAAAGGTGAATGTGAAAGAATCCACGGGCATACTTATCGAGTATTGGTAACTGTCGAATCATCAAAATTAAATAACTGGGGGGCAGTAATAGACTTCGGGGATTTAAAGAAACTGCTCAAAACTCATATTGATGGTAAATATGACCATAAACTAATTTTAAAAAGCGGGGGTACAAAGAATAAAGCTATTGGTGAAATTCTTCAAGATGGTTGGATTGTTTGGATGAATAGTAATCCTACTGCTGAGAATATGGCTTGCGATATTTATAAAAATTTGATGTCAACCTTTAATGCAAATAACTTTTTTAAAGGGGTTAAGTTAGTTGAGGTTACTGTTTATGAAACAGCAACCAATAAAGCCACCTATGCTGAAACTTAAAGTAAATAACATTTTTGCTTCCATACAAGGGGAAGGGCAAAAAACAGGTCTCCCTTGTGTTTTTGTTCGTCTATTTGGATGTAATTTTAATTGTTCCTATTGTGATACCCTTTATTCCAAAGCTCCTTCTAAAGATTTTAAAAAGATGACGGTTGATGAAGTCATTAAAGAAATCGAAAAGTATGGAATTGATTATATTTGTATCACTGGAGGAGAACCCTTACTTCAAAAAGAAAAGATTCATCAGTTGATAAATAATTCTCCTTACAGTTATTTTTTTGAAATCAATACAAACGGTAGTCAAATGATTTGGGAAGAGATAAATCTCCGATGGGTTGTAGATTATAAATTACCCTCATCGGGAGAATGGGGGAATTTTCTTTGGGATAATTTAAAAAAGATGGGAAAAAATGATGATCTAATTTTTGTTATCCGTAATAGAAAAGATTATTTTATTGCTAAAGAAACAATTAAGGCAGTAAAACAAATAAGCAAGGTTAATTGTAATTTTTCACCCTGCTGGGGAGAAATGTCAAAGAAAAAATTAATTAAATGGATTCTAGAAGACAAATTAAAAGTTAGACTAAATCTTCAAATTCATAAGATTATTTGGTCGCCAACAAAAAGGGGAGTATGAAAAAAACAATAGCTGTAATTGGCCATACTGGAGCTGTCGGTGCTCAGGTTTATAGATATTTTGAAGAAAAAGCTCATCCTATGATGGGTTTATCTAGAAGTAGCCAAACTCGCAATTGGGAAGAAATTAACAAAGATGCTGATTACGTTTTTGTTTGTGTTCCTACACCTTATGTTTGGAAGCAACGAGTATATGATTTATCAATTTTAAACGAAGTTTTATATAAATTACATGATAAAGTAGTTGTTATTAAATCAACTATACCGCCTAAAACAATAGAAAGATTTCAAGAAAAGTATCCCACCCTAACCCTTTTGTTTAATCCTGAATTTTTAAGTGAAGCTACTGCTTGGGAAGATTTTATCAACCCCGATAGGCAATTAGTTGGATACACAAATAAAAGTAGAAAATATTCAATGGAGGTCTTAAATCTTCTTCCTGAAAGCCCATATGGAGTAATTATGAAGGCATCAGAGGCAGAAATAACCAAATATGTCAATAATTTTCATGGTGCTTTAATGGTGATTTTCGCTAATTTCTTTTATGATATATGCGAAAAGACAGGAGCAGATTTTGAAGCAGTTAAAAAAGCAGGTCAAGCATCTAAATGGGTTGGTTCACCGATGGGAAGAATGTATTGGGAAGTGTTTCATAAAGGTAAAAGAGGTTATGGTGGTAAATGTTTTCCAAAAGATATTGATAGCTTAATTAAATGGTGTAAAGAAAATAATATTAATACCGAGATAATTGAAGCTACTAGAAAAGCCAATGTTCGTATATTAAAAGCTCAAGGTTTAACTGAACAAGAAGCCGAGAAAGAGAAAAAATCAGTAATAAAATGAAAAAAACAGTAATTATTCTATCAGGAGGGATTGACTCTACTACTTTAGCTTATTATTTAAAAGATAAAGGGCATAAATTATATGCTTTAACTTTTAATTACGGGCAGAAGCAAAAAGAGGAAATCTCAGCTGCTCTAGCCATTGTAAAACGGTTAAAAATACTTCATAAGGTAGTTGATATATCTTCAGTAAAAAACCTTCTTAAATCCGCTCTAACAAAGTCAGACATTAAAATCCCCCATGGGCATTATGCCGCCAAGAATATGAAATCAACAGTTGTACCTAATCGTAACATGATTATGCTTTCAATCGCTGCTGGTTATGCTAGCTCAATTAAAGCTAAAAACATTGCTTTTGCTGTTCATGGTGGGGATCATTTTATCTACGCTGACTGTCGACTCTTATTTGTCAATGCAATGTGTGGTGTTCTTATGGCTTCATTTTTTGATGATGATATTAAACCTCAAGTAATTGCTCCTTTCTTGAATTTTGATAAAACAGATATTGTTAGAATTGGGTATATGTTAAAGGTACCCTTTGAATTAACATGGAGTTGTTACGAAGGTGGGAAAAAACATTGCGGGCAGTGCGGAACTTGTCGTGAAAGAAAAGAAGCTTTTCAAAAAGCAGGAGTTGTTGATTTAACTGAATATGAAAAATAAATTGTATTACAAATGGCAAGATCTTGAAAAGGATTGTGAACTTCTTGCTAACCAAGTTAGAAAAGACCAGTTCAAATATGAAATGATAGTCGCCATAACTAGAGGCGGTTTATTTGTTAGTGGGTTACTTTCTCAATTTCTTGAGCCTTGTGCAATAGAAACGATTTCTCTTAATTCTTATAAAGGCGATAAAAGGGAAAAACTAACAATGTTTCAAGGCATTAATAAAAAACTACCTTGTGAAAAATCAACTCTTATTTGTGATGATGTTATTGATACTGGCGGAACAATGAAAGTTGCTAAAAAATTGTTTCCCAATAGTAGAATTATTGTGTTACACTACAAATCAAAGAATAAGCCTATTATTAAACCAGACTATTTTTGTCAGGATACTGATAGATGGATAGTCTATCCCTGGGAGGTTAATGAAAAATGATAAATCAAAAAGGTATTGAAAAAGCAACAAAAGACTTAATTATCGCTTTAGGGTTAAATCTCAAAGATCCTAATTTAATTGATACTCCTAAAAGAATAGCAAGAATGTACAAAGAAATTTTGGCAGGATTGTTAGACGATGGGAAAGAAGCCGAAAAACTGTTAAGTAAAGTATTTCCTTCTAATAATGATCAAATGATTATTGTTAAGAATATCAAAGCTTATTCAATGTGCCCTCATCATTTCTTACCAGTTGATTGTACAATACACATTGGTTATATCCCTAAAGGTAAAGTGCTTGGTTTATCAAAATTAGCAAGGGTAGCCGAACTTTATGCCAAAAGACCAATTTTACAAGAAGATTTAGCAGAAGAAATTGCTTTTTCTATTGAAAAATATGTTAAACCCTTAGGCGTTATGGTTGTTATTGAAGGGCAACATTACTGTATGGTTATGAGAGGTGTTAAAAAACGAGAATCAACTACAGTTACATCTTGTGTTAAAGGATGTTTTAGAAACCCGAAAGAACGAGCGAGAGAAGAATTTCTGAAACTTGTTTATAGAAAATAACATGCGACTTTATTTTGCTGGATATAATGCTTATTCAGATGAAGCTAAAAAGGCAGACTTAAAAAACTTGCTTGAATCTTACCTAACTTTTAGGAATAAATCAGGTGGTAGTGAATTCATTCAATGGCATAAAAAAAGAGACTTATTAGGTAAAAACATTTTTTTAGACTCAGGTGCTTTCTCTGCTTGGACGAGGAAAATTTCGATTGATATTGATGATTACGCTACTTTTATAAAGAAATATCATTCTTATTTAACAGTTTATGCTAATTTGGATGTTATCGGTGATGCGAAAAAAACAGAGAAAAATCAACGATACTTAGAAAGTAAAGGATTACATCCCTTAGCGACTTTTCATATAGGTTCTTCCTATAAAGAACTAGAGAGAATGATTAAAGAATATGATTATATTGCTCTAGGAGGGCTTGTAGGGGTTCCTAAATCCCGTAGAATTAAACATCTTGATAAATGTTTTCGCATCATTAGATTAAAATCTAAAGTTCATGGTTTTGGCGTTGGTGACTTAGAATTAATGTTGCGTTATCCCTTTTATTCAGTTGATAACACCAACTGGATACTTGGAGGGCGAGTAGGAGCAGTTTACAGTTTTGACAAAGAAACATTCAAGTTACAAAGCACATGGTATAAAGATAAGCGAATTTTTGATAGAATAAGGAAAGTGGATGTTTATAAGTTTTTTGATAAAGAAAATAAAGCACATAAAAATCGCACTTTAGAAAATGCTTTTGTATTTAGAGAAATGGAGATTTTTGTAACCCATGTTTGGGAAAAAAGAGGTATCAAATGGCAAAATTAAAATACTTTCACAAAATAGAAATCATTAAAATAGACGAAATTAGGTTGAATAAATATAATCCTAATGTTATGGAACCTGAACTAATGACACAATTGTGTGAAAAAATAAAAAAGGAAGGGATACTCCAACCCATTTTACTTCGTCATATTAAACCAGAGGGAAAAATAAAATATGAGGTCATTGATGGCGAGCATCGCTATCTTACCGCCGAAAAGATTGGTTACGAGGAAGTTCCTGCCATAGTGCTTGATAAAAAACTTCCCGAAGCAATAATTTCTTCTATTAACATGAATAAACTGAGAGGAGAATTTGATACTTTGAAATTAGCTGAAGTTATTCACATGCTCCACAAAACCTATTCAATTGAAGAATTAGAAGAAAAAATTGGCTACACTTCTGAACAGTTTAAAGGATTAGAAAATTTACTTAAATATGATTTCGATTCGTTTAGTGATGAAGGGGTTGAGCTTGGAAAAGGTATACCCGAAGAATATGAATTTAAAATCATGTTAAACGCTAAACAAAATAATATTATTGAAAAAGCGATTGAAATAACAAAGAAAGAAAACATTGCTGAATCTTTGGTAATAATTTGTTTAGAATACCTAACAAAGCATGGCAAGAAAAAATCCTGACGGTATGTTACCAACAACCCAAAAGTTAAATTTACAGGCTCAAAATGTTGATCCTGACGATATTAATAAAATAGCTTTACGTAGAGGTAAAGTAAGAGAGTTAGTAAGAATGGGATATGAGCCTAACCAAATTGTTGAGATCCTTAAAAAAAGTATTAAGGTTGGTAAAAATCAGAAAAAGATTATTCTCTCTGTCAATAAACAAATTATTCAAAGGGATATAGATTATCTTAAACAAGAAGATCTTTCACAAGATGTAGACTTTGATGAAAAAAGAACAGAGATATTAGACAAATTTCGGTTTTTATACAATCGAGCGATTTATGAATATACTAACGCAACAGGAGCAACCAGAAACAGTTTTATGAATACAGCCTTAGCAGTTTTAGGTAAAATAGTAGAAATAGAAGGCATAAAATCAGCTGAAAGATTAAATGTTAATTTAGGAGCAGAAGCGAGGATAACCAAATTTGCTACCGAAGTTCATAAGTTAGATAAAGATGACAAAATTGCTATTATCAGCACCATTCGAAAAGTTCTTAGAAAACGCCAGTCTGAAGGAACTGGAAGTGTTCGAGTTCTTAGCGAGCCATCCAAAATACCAGCACAGACCAGTGACAATGAGGGAGTTTCTAGAAAATCCTAACTTTGTTACCAAACAAGACGCAGCTAGACCCTACAATAAACAACTTTTAATTAAAATCTTTGATGATACTGACGGAGGTTTCAAGAGCTTTGAAAATCTCGGGAAGTATGAGGAAGTTCTTTACATTGCTGGTATCGGTTCTGGGAAATGTCTTGCTAAAGGAACAAAAATATTGAAATATTCTGGAGAAATAGAAAAAGTAGAAAATATTAAAGTTGGTGATTTGTTAATGGGGGATGATAGTACCGCAAGAAAAATTTTATCTACCACTTCAGGGCAAGAAGAACTGTATAAAATAACCCCAACTAAAGGAAAACCTTTTATTGTTAATTCTTCTCATATTCTTTCTTTAAAAAGAACCAACAAGGGTGTTATTGCTAAAAATGGTAGAAAAGACCATTTGGCTGGCAAAATAGTTAATATCTCAATAAAAGATTATTTAAAACTCAGTAAAAAAATGAAAGGGATATTAAAACTATGGAGAACAGGAGTAGATTTTAAGAAAAAATCAATTAAAATCAATCCTTATCTCTTGGGCATTTGGCTTGGTGATGGTAATAATCATAATACTGGAATAACTACTAAAGACAAAGAGATAAAGAAGACGATTTACAAAGAATCTGATAGTCTAAAATTAACAGTTAATATCAATCAAAATAAAAACAAAGATTGCCCAACTTACACCATAACCTCAGGAACAAGAAATGGTGGCCCCGACATTAATAAAAATCCATTATTAAAAGCACTAAAAACATACAATCTTATTAACAATAAACATATCCCTCAAGACTATAAAGTGAATAATAGAAAAATAAGACTTGAATTATTAGCTGGTTTAATTGATAGTGATGGTTCTCAACAAAATAACTGTTTAGAGTTTTCAAATAAAAATAAGACATTATGTGAAGATGTACTTTATTTATGTCGTTCTCTTGGTTTTGCTGCTTACATTAAAGAAAGATATACAAGTTGTAACGGAAAATCTTTTAAATCATTCAGAATTTCCATATCTGGTAATTTAGATGAAATACCTGTCAAATTATTAAGAAAGAAATGTACTAAAAGAAAACAGATAAAAGATGTATTAGTTACAGGTTTTAAAATAAAACCTATTGGTATAGGTGAATATTATGGCTTCGAATTAGATAAGAACCATTTATATTTACTTGACGATTTTACTGTTACTCATAATAGCTACGTTTCTTCGATGGCGATAACCTATATTATTTATCGCCTTCTTTGTTTAGAAAATCCACAAGAATACTTTAGATTTGCCAAGGGCACTAGGATTGCCTTTATTAATGTTTCTAAGTCGTTTAGCCAAGCCAAAGATATTGTTTTTGGTGAAATCAAAAATAGAATTGATAATAATCAATGGTTTCAAAACTTTTATCCTCCCGACCCCAGAATTAAATCAAAAATCAGATTACCTAAAAGTATTTTTATTCTCCCTATAGGTTCAAATGAAGAAGCTCCTCTCGGTTATAACATTTTTGGAGCAGTTATTGACGAAGCCTCATTTCACACTTTGACTAAGGATAAAGACTATGCGGAAGAATCTTATAATCAAATTAAGAAACGTATTCGTTCTCGATTTTTCAGTAAGGGCAAAATGTTCATTATCACTTCTCCTAGATATATTTATGACTTTGCTGAAAAGAAATGGAAAGAAGAAAAAGATAATTCCAACGTTCTCAGACAAAGAACGCCTCTCTGGAAAGCGATGCCCGCAGATATGTTTAGTGGAGAGAAATTCGATTTGGGTAATTATATTCCTAAATATAAAGGGAAAAAGTTAATGATTCCTGTTGAATATGAAAATGAGTTTCAACAAAATCCCGAAAGAGCAATGCGAGATTATGGTGCAGAACCTTCAATGGCAATTCAGGGCTTTTTTAATGATGCCGACATTATTGTTGCTAACGCCAATTCTGATAGGAAACACCCGATTAGCCTTAAAACAGGCGATTTTTCTGAATGGTTCTATAATCTAAAAAGCAGTGAAAACTTTGATTCTGACAGAAGATTCATTCATATCGACTTAGGATTAAACAAAGAGGGGAAAGGTGATTGTGCTGGTTTCGCTATGGGTAAATTCAATGGTTGGATAAAAGCAAAAAGTTCTCAAGGCAAAATTGAGAAACGACCTAGAATTTTTATTGACTTTATGTTAAGAATAAAAGCAAAGCCGAAAGGCGAGATACAGTTTAGAGATGTTAGAAAATTAGTTTATAAATTAAGAGATATTGGATACAATATTCATAAAATAACTTTTGATGGGTGGCAAAGTGTTGATAGTGTACAAACTTTAAGATCAGCAGGATTTAACGCCGACTTTTTTTCTGTAGATAGAAAATCAGAAGCTTACTATACTCTTAAATCTGCCCTTTTAGACAAAAGATTAGATTATTATCATTATCATCCCTTGGTCGAGGAACTACAACAATTGGAAGAAGTTAGGGCAACAAAGATTGACCACCCGAGAAATGGAAGCAAAGATGTCGCTGATGCAGTAGCTGGAGTATGTTATCATTGTGCTCAAGGGGTACCAGGGCGTGGTTTTAAGATTATCGGTTAAGATTTGCATTTTCTTGATAAAAGGTATATTATTTTCTTAGAAAGTTATGAAATTTCCAAAAATTCTAGAAAAACCCATTTTAAATAGCGAAAATGTCAAAGAAGAGTTCGCTAAAATTAAGACTGAAGCTAAAACTGAAGCTAAAAAAGAACTTCAGCAAGAATTGAAAACGCAATATAACAAAGAGGTGTCTAAAACAGTTAAGAAAGCTTTGGTGACAGCTAGAAAGGAATGGGCATTAGATACTGCTAAGGCTCTAGACAGAAAGTTTTCTAAATCAAGAAAATATATTTCTAGTGTAGGATTTGGAGAGACATTTCTCGCTAATGTTTATCAATCAGGTAAAAACTACGATACATTAAGCACTTTGTTTAGCGATTCTCCTGGTTCAATCCAATGTGCCTCAAGGATCAGAGATGCTGTTCTAGGTGGTGGATATGTGATTAAACCCTCAGTTGAAGGTAAAAAAGGCACTAAAAAAGACTTAAAACGATTGATTGATTTTTTTGATAGACCTAATCCTGATGATACTATCGAAACACTTCTTGGTGTTTGTATTGAGAATTATTTAGCTTATGGTAACTTCTATCTCGAGAAAGTTCCGACAAAGAAAAGTAGCAATTGGAAAAAGAAACCAATGGAAGTTGCTGAGCTTTATAATCTTGACCCAACGAAAATAATAATCTTAGTTGATGCAGCCCAAAAAAAGAAAGGCGTTTTGGTAAAAACAGGATTTCGAAGAAAAACAACACAAAACAAAGCAGTTATTTACAGCCTAGATGAAATCTTACATTGTAAGCGACCTCACAGAAAAGCTGATTTATATGGCAGAGCTGTATTAGAAGATAACACAGCTACACTCCAATTACTTCTAAGAGCATTAACTTATAACATTAATATTTTAAGAAATGGTGGTCGCCCTCCAATTCAATTAATACTTCCCGAAGATTCAACTGAAGCAGACGCAGAGTCAGTTTCAGCTTGGTTTGAAAAAAATTACATGGGAGCGCATAACGCTGGTAAAACATTAATTTCTTTTAAAGGAGCAAGGGCAGAGGCTTTAGGTTTAACACTACAAGATATGTCTTATCTAGAGCTTCTTAAATATGGCTTAAAACTTATTGCTGGGCAATATGGTGTTCCTTTGCCTATGATTGGATTTCCTGAAGGAACAAATAGAGCTACTATGAGTGAAATGAGGCGTTCTTTTTACCTTGTTAACGCTTTCCCTTTGAGAAAATTAATCTCTCAGAAAATAACTAAAGATATTGTTCGAGACAGTATGAAAATTGAAGGATGGCGATTAGACTTTAAGACAGCAGGATTAGAAGAATCAGAAGCTTCAAGACGAGACTTTATGGCTGCACGAGATAAAGGGTTATATTCATTTAATGAAGCGAGAATATCTATGGGATTACTACCAATTGATGAAGAATGGGCTAATAAATATTACTTAGTTGGCACAAAAAATGATTCATTAATTGAAGTTGAAAATGCTATTGGGAGAGAACCAGAAACTTCTTCGCCTGACGCACCGCGAGGGAAACCTGAACGAAAACCAGGAGAGCAAAACCCAGAAGAAGATGAATCATCTCACGATGAAAATTGATTTTTAAGCTAATATATAGTATAATATGCATAGATTTAGTAAACAGTAAGGAGGTGGAATGAAAATGCCAAACGGGCAACCAAATATACCAAATACAGGTCAAAGAAAAATTCGTGCTTCCATGAGGGTGAAATCTTTTATTTCACCTGAAAACCCCAATATCAAACAATTAGAAACATTTGATAAGAAAGTTAATACCTTTCTCCAAACTATTGATAATGAAAAAAGATTTTTAAATGGTCGTAATGCTTATTCTATGGGAAACAAATCATACGTTTTAGTCTGGTATCTTGATAAGATTTTAGAGAAACCAGTCACTCAACCTTTCGGGAATAAAGTAAAACCAGTGAAGCCAATAGTAGAGAAAAAATGACGAAGATATTAAAACTAGGAGAAAAAAAGATAGATG